ATGAGTAAGATGCACGGCGGTAAGGGTGATACGCCACGCCCATTTAGTGTCAGCTTAGATAAGTTCGATGCGCAATTCGATGCAATATTTGGCAAACCTAAGGTTAAAGAGTCATGCCCTGTGTGTGGCAAATCACCTACATGGTGTGAATGTAAAGATAAGAAAGGAGAAAGTAATGACTAACGAATTTAAAGAGTTTGATGGGGATAAGGTATTGCTACAAGTCTTAGACTTAATGGATGCCATCAAGAAGAAGAACCCTATGTTGTCGTTTAAGTTAGGCAGTAACAGGCTATATATAAACGACCCGCTAGGGGCAAATGGTAGGATTGAATTAAAAACATCTTTACATGTATATGATGTTAATGACCCCGATAAAAAGATTGGTGGTATTGGGTTTGATGGAGACAATAAGTATTTTGTGCATAGCCGATTGATTCGTAACGAGAAGTATGGTCGTTGGAATTCCAGTCAGCACCATTCTAAGTCTTCCAAGCATATGAAGAACATAGTCAAAGAAGCAGTCAAGTATTTGAAATCTTTAAGCTATGAAGAAGTGGTAGCTGAGAATGAGGGTCAGGTAGATAGAATCTGTAATACATTCCACAACAATATCCAAGGCAAGATAAACAGTAATATGCGGTTGGACTTTACTGATATGTTTCCTGAGTTGTTACATATGCACAACATAGGGTATACCCCATCGACCCCTAAGATGGCACAAGCTATTAGGTATGCAGTTGAGCATCAACAAGAGATTGAAAAGTATTACAATTACAAGCCCAAGAAGTGTATGATATGGGTAAGACCTAACAATGTAGTGTATGAGATTGACAAGGAACTTAAGCAAGTCAATAGCACTGCCGAACTACCTGAAGACTTGCGTGGAAAGTTGTTTGTACTAGATGTAACAGACAAGAACACCTTTGTTGAGGATGTTGGGATTAAACAAGATACAGGCATCTACTGGGTGCTACTATAAGGAGAAGTAATGACGACAGTCGGCAAGCTATATAACTATGGCTTTGACAGGGAAAGTCCTAACTATGATTGGGCTAGGGTAGATGAGATACTATTTAAAGAAAGAGAAGAGCGTTCGTATGCCCCTGCCCTACTACAAATGATTCAAGACCAGTTCAATCTACCCTTGCAGAATGTGTGGCGAGTCCATGTGTTAGCTAATGGTATGGTCGAGTTAAATGACTTTACATTGCCAAGTAGTACGGGTAAAATTAGGGATGTTTTTAAGCAGGAGAATCTGCCCCAATGGATACAGGATTCTTTGTCCGTATTGATGATTGTAGACCAAGGTGTAACAGTTGAGGGGGTTGGTAAGAAAATAAATGATTCTATTTTTTACCTGATGGAAACGCCTGAGATAGGGGAGATATATGGCAACAAAGCCTGAAGTTAAGGTCAAGAAGCAGATAGTAGAACTGCTTAAGAAACATGGGGTGTATTATTTTACACCCGTTACAAGTGGTTTTGGTAGTAGTGGAGTGCCTGATTTTGTGGCATGTATTAAAGGTAGGTTCGTAGGTATCGAAGCTAAGGCGGGTAAGGGTAAGCCTACTGCCTTGCAAGATAAAAACCTGATGGACATTATGAACTCAGGTGGTATAGCAATAGTAGTTAATGAGCATGGGTTAGAAGACTTAGCACTACTATTAAATGTGGGGTTGCCAGCACAAGGGGCAACATTTGATATGTTAAGGAAAGGAGCATTAGAATGAAAAAACTTTTAATATGTTTGTTGTTTACGCCTATTTTATCTCACGCTGAAGCAATAGCACAGATGAATAATCAGGGTGGGGGTAAGATTGTTTTAACTAACGAAGTTTGCAAGTATGCGGGTAAAACATACTCTAGTCTTAATCGTGCATATAACTATACAAGTGAAGGCTATGGTAGCGAAGGTTGCTACGATGTTGAGGATGACACAGTAGTTATTGTTTGGAATGTAAATGGCTCACCCCAAAAGATGCGTTATGCGGCAAATAACTTTGTAATTTTAAAGAAATCTAAATCATCAGGAACAACACTTTAAGGAGCATTAGAATGAGTTGGACACAAGTAACCGAGGAAGAACCAGTAGCAGTTGGTGTAACTGTAACTGATGAGATGCGTAAGGAATATGCGGCAATCCACGCACCACTAACAGATGAACCAGTTAAGCCCAAGAAACTTAAAGCTATTAAGCCTAAGGTATCTGTGCTTGAGGAAGCGCAAACTATTATTTATGGTGACAGAGAGAAGACTTACGGACACCCCGCTAAGAATCTCAAGACCATTGCTAATATGTGGAACGCATATATGAACAATATGGACGATGGGAACTTTAATGTCACCGCTAAAGATGTAGCCGCTATGATGATGTTAGTTAAGGTTGCACGCTTTGCCAATGACCCTAGCCATCGTGATAACTTAGTTGATGTATGTGGGTATGCGGCTCTGATTGAACGCTGTGATGAGGTGGCAAAATGAGTGACGATATTATTGAAGGTGCATCAGGTCAGAAGTATCGTGAGTTTAAAGTGCCTAAGCCTGTAGGCTATTGGGAAATGTTTGATGGCATGATGAAAGTGCCAGCAGACGATAAACCTAGTCTATGGAAGCGTATGACCCATAAGATTTTCTTTGGTTATATATGGCACGATGGAGTTGATGGGTTATGAACGAGAATGACCTAAGAGATTGTTTTGCTATGTTTGCTATGAATGGGTTACTACATCAAGAAAACTATGAAGCCCATTGTTTAGCTGGACTTGCTTATGGTATAGCAGATGCCATGCTAGATGCACGCAAACCTAAAGAAGAAGCGGGTATAACCGCAGTCAAAAGAACGAGGAAGAAAAATGATTAAATGGATGATTGGCTTTGCCCTAGCAATTGTATTAGTAGGGTTTATGTTAGATGCCTACTCACAAATTATTGTGATTGACCCTAATAGTGGTGGCGTTAAAGATATTATCATCATGCCTTTGCCAGCACCTACGAGGTAAGTTATGAGTTATATAAGTCCTAACATAACAAACATCATTAGTAACGGGGTACAAAACCTTCAGGCGCAGATGCAAGCGCAACAAGCTCAGATGCAAGCGCAACAACAAATGCTAGGGCAAATGCCACAAGTAACCGAGGAAGTATCAAATGACCCTAGCGATTGGGCGGCAGGTGAACAGCTAAGGATGTTTATATGGTTCATGAAGATGTACCACGAAGAAGACATCAAAGGCTTCAAAGCGTTGCGTGACATTGAGCGTAGTGTAGAGCGTGCTGAGAAGGATGAAGAGATGCGTAAGTATTGGGAGCGCCAACAACAAGCTATGCAGAATGGTAGTCTTTATACGACAACAACAGCGACAGGTACATGGAGCACTACAAACGCAGTTAATACAATCAGTCCGTATGGTAGGGTTAGCCATGCTGAAGAAGAACCTAAAAAGGAGTCGTTTTGGAGAAAGTTATGGTACAAGTTATGAACGATTGGCACAATGATGTAGCAGATTGGAACGATTATAGGGTGAACGATTACTTTAGTTGGGTTAAAGACATTTATGGTAGTGAAGCAATTAAAGAAGGGTTTATTTATGCCGACCAATACAAATCACTAATGGATGTATATCACACGAGCCTACCTAAAACAGAACCCTTTGTGGGGGAAATTAAAATTCCATGAATATAATTAGTCTAGACTTTGAAACATACTATGACCAGCAGTTTTCGCTTAGCAAGATAACAACAGAAGAATATATACGAAGCCCATTGTTTCAAACCATTGGGGTAGGAGTTAAAGTAAATGAGGAAGAAACCCTTTGGTACACTGGAGACGATGCTGGAGTTGCTAGCTTTTTGGGTAATTTTGACTGGAGCAATTCTGCTCTCCTTGCCCATAACGCTTTGTTTGATGCTGCGATTCTTAGCTGGCGTTATAACATTAAGCCTAAAGCAATACTGGACACGCTAAGTATGGCTCGTGCCATTCACGGCACAGAAGTAGGTAATTCTTTAGCAAAACTATCACTCTTCTACCAGCTTGGGGTCAAAGGCACAGAGGTTGTTGATGCTCGGGGTAAACGCATCGAAGACTTTGAAGCGCAAGACCTTGCTCAGTATGGTGAGTATTGTAAGAACGATGTGGAGTTGACAGCTAAGTTGTTTAAGAAGTTAGCCCCGCACTTCCATGTGTCAGAGTTAAAACTTATTGACTTAACCATAAGGATGTTTTCAGAACCATCTCTCGTTCTGGATACTAACTTACTACGCCAACACTTAGCTGAGGTTAAATACCGCAAGGAGTTATTGCTTGAGGAAGCTGGGGTTGAGACTCGTGATGACCTGATGTCTAACAATAAGTTTGCTGAGTTACTAATCAATGCGGGTGTTACCCCACCTATGAAGGTTAGTCCTACTACTGGTAAAGATACTTACGCTTTCTCTAAGACAGACGAGGAGTTTAAAGCTTTACTAGAGCATGAGAACTTACAAGTGCAAGCACTGGTTGCCGCTAGGTTTGGTAACAAGTCTACCCTTGAAGAGACACGCACAGAGAGGTTTATGGGTATCGCTGAGCGAGGGCTGATGCCTGTGCCGTTGCAATACTATGCGGCTCATACAGGGCGATGGGGCGGTGCAGATAAGATTAACTTACAAAACTTGCCTAGTCGTGGGAACAATGCAAACAAGCTGAAGTTTTCAATCAAAGCACCTGAAGGTCACTACTTAATTGATAGCGACTCTTCTCAGATTGAGGCACGGATGCTGGCTTGGTTGTCAGGACAGGATGATTTAGTGGAGAACTTTAAGAATGGTGAGGATGTCTACAAGATTATGGCTTCAGCCATCTATGCAAAACCTGTTAGTGAAGTTATGCCTAACGAGAGGTTTGTCGGGAAGACCACGATTCTTGGGGCTGGCTACGGCATGGGGGCTAAGAAATTTGGGATTCAACTCAAAACCTTTGGTACGGAAATTGAAGAGTCGGAAGCTATCCATATCGTTCAAACCTATCGTAAAACTTATCCACAAATCCCGTTACTGTGGACAGCGGGTAGGCACGCAATCGAGGCGATGGTCAAGAACCAAAACACCCCGTTTGGTAATGGCTGTGTAGAAGTGCATGGGCAAGATGGAATCTTATTACCTAATGGTTTGTATCAACGCTATCCTAATTTAAGAAAGGTAAGAACAGACGATGGAGAACAATATGTGTATGACGCAAGGCGTGGCTCTGTTAAAATCTATGGAGGAAAACTAGTAGAGAACATATGCCAAGCATTGGCTCGTTGCATTATCGGTGAGCAGATGCTAATGATTGGTAAAAGATATAAGCCTGTATTAACAGTGCATGATGCGGTGGCTTGTATAGCACCTAAAGAGGAAATCGAGGAAGCTATGGCGTATGTACAAGAATGTATGCGATGGACACCTGATTGGGCAAAAGGACTACCAGTGAATTGCGAAGCTGGCTACGGAGAAAGTTACGGAGATTGTTAATGGATTACTCAACATATTACTTAGAAGCATTAAAAGAAATCAAAGCGGCGCATGACTGCTTAGTTAAGCGAGAGTTTCAACAGGCACATGACCATTGCCTCAACGCACAAGCAGAGATTCGTTTGATGAGTGTGAATGTTAAAAGCTGGATACCTGTGGAGGAAGAATGATTTACTTAATCTATTTATTACTTGTACCTATTAGTTTAGTGCTTACCTTAATCGCACTAATAACTGCGCCTGTAATGGTGTTGTTTGCTGA